GAAATAGTCATTCCGTTTGGGTCGAAGTAGAACCTAGCCCTGACCGTATCCTCTATAACGCCAGTAGCAGAGCCAAGCGTTACCCCTCCAAAAATGTTATTTGTGTCATCAATGACGGCTGCCAAACCGTAACTACCATGTATAGCCGCGCCACTCGTAACGCTAAGATCACCACCGTCCGTCTGAGTGGTGTTATACTGAGATAGGTCTCCTGTTTCATTATCGATGGTCGGATGATGAATTTGAATCTGATTATCATCGTCACGGACAACAACCTCATCGATGTAATAAGTCCCGCTGGTCCCGGCATCTATATCAAGGAGAGGCCCAATATCAAGACGATTAAAACCAGTAAAGATGTCGTAGTTATCCAGGCTAGACACTGTGCCTGCACTAATGCCATCTACCCAAATCTCTGCCGACCCATCAGCGGCGGAATTGGTTGACGCACGGTAGATGACAAACTCCACAAGGTGAGGGGCATCGGTGATAGCATAAGGGGTACTTAGATTCTGTGAGGCGTCATCTTCAAATATGTCAAGCCGCAGTTGGTGGCCACTTGAATAGCGCATGATCACGTCGCCTATCGACCATGGAGAACCGGCTGTCCGGTATAATCGAAATGTAAAAAACGCCTCAAGCTCGCCCATTGTAAGCCCGTTCGGGTCTATGTAGAATCTGGCCCGAACCTGATCCGCCGAAAAGGTTATGTTCTTGGAGGCGCGGAGAACTGTCTGATCATCAATCAGAAAAGATAAACCATAACCAGTCCCGGCAAGAGCCGCGCCCGATGTAACGCTGAGATCGCCACCATCGGTGACTGTAGAATCATATTCTGTCAGATCACCAATCTCATTCGTAAGTCGCGCGATCTCTGCCATTAGACCTCATCCTCTGGCCAGACAGCAGGCTCCTCACCAATAGCGAGCGCCAGCGAGCCATCCGCGTTAATATGCACCCAAAACGGAGGTAGTGTGTAGCCATTGGTCGTTGCCCAATTCTCAACTCGCGCAACGATCTTCTCAGCCGTGTTGAGGTTCAGGATCGCTAAGTTTGCATACGTAAGCTCAAACTGTTCGCCGTCGAGAATCACAACCAAGGCAACGTCGTTGCCCGATCCTCTATCCTTACGACTGCCAAGTTTTGAAATAGACACGGTGTCAGCCTCCCGCTCCGCCATCCGCGCGCTCATTGATCATGCGCACCTGGTCTCCCATGAATTCCTTGTATATTGTCGGCTCCTCTGCCAACTCCACAAGACCGTTTGGATACACCCACATCAGGCTCTTGACGTTCCTGCCGCGAATTGTGGATTGCCAACCCAGGCAGTAGCAACGCATCGAGCCGCGCGGGCTAATACTATGGATTATGCGTGAGAATAACACCCATCTGCGCCTGCCGCCAAGTTCTACTGTAACGCGCGGCAAGGAGAAAGGTGCATCTGGCTTTGGATGCAGGGTTAGCCGGAGGGCTGAGTCGATCTTGTCCCGTACTCGCTCAACCCAACCGGCATCATTTCCCCAATCTATTCTCTCAGGGGTGAAATCCCCCTCGATGACCACATCGTATAGGATTGTAGGAGGCATGAGATTGCCCTTCTGCGCCTACGTCTCGTCGTAGGAGTAGTACAAAGTCTCCTGCGTCCAGTCACCGGCACTGGCGCTGCCAGTCGTCTGCAACTGGAGGACCAAGAAATCGGTCGTGTCAGAGACAGTAGTGTAGGATGCAGAATCCCAAGTCAGCTTTGAACCGGACGTGTAGGTCGTCGCATCAGTCGTGGCGACAGATGACGCTGAGGCAGTCGGAGTCGCACCTGTGGCCGTTGTGCCGACATAAAGCGTTGTGTTGCTGTCAACGCTTCCGTCTGTCCAGAACTTGAAGTTCGTGACGCCGTTGTCAGGCGCGACATCAACGCGAGCCGTCAGCCATTTCTCATAGCTGTTGTTGCCGGCCGTGATTGGATTCGACGTCCTGTTGCCCAGGGTGTTCAGGGCATTGTCAGCAGAGACGAAATCAATCCCGGTAACGGCACCGGATTGGGTGCCAGCATTCGTGCTGGTGTTCACCCTGATTGTGATAGTTGCAGCCATTTCTCATACCTCCTGTTTGTGCTTACTTTACAAATGGCAAGGCGACACGGAGAACACTCGAAACGAGCGGGACAAGCCTCTCAATCTCGCCAATTGCCGACTGGATGAAACCCAGGTTGGGCTCATCTTTCTTCAACTCGCCTTCAATGTCGTCCAGGCGGCGCTCAACATTTGAGCGAATAGCCGGGCCGACAGCGGCATCGCCAAGGGCAGACATTGCAGAATCGCGCCAGTCGGCCTCAAATGATAGGCTCTGGCCGGTGTCAATGTTTCCAGCCGCCAGGTTCGCATCCCTGCCGGCCTCGATCGCAACGTCGCCACCGATGGAGATGCCGCCTTCCTTTTTCTTGGCCATTTAACGCTCCTTCCCTGACCTACCTAGCCATCCGCTGTCACTGAATACGCCAGGGAACAGAGCCTTTAGGCCACCATAATAGCCGGCGCTTGCTGCACCATTAATAAAGCCGGCGAAAACCCAGGCGGCCATCCAGGCTGCACCATCAGGCAACTTGTAGTCACCACGAATAGCGCCAATTGCCCCACCAAGCACGGCCCCAATGGCCAAAACAATTGGCGCTAACCACCGGCGCGGGCCAATCTCGCGCCCCTCTGCATCCTCTCTCGTGGGCAACTGGTCCTTAAACATCTGAACCAGTATGGTCAAAACAACCGACATCCCGACCAACCCGACTAGCGTGTACACAACGGTTGAATCCATCTTACTACCCCCCATCAATATTTCCACCAGCGACATTGACGTCCCTGCCGGATTCTGCCCGTAGATCACCCTCGACACTTGTGCCTGAGTGCTGTTGCACGACCACCTTCCCGCCATCCCTGGCAGCATTAACCAATAACTGCTCAATCCTATCCCTGTCTGCGCCTTCACGACTGGCAAGATAGATCGCTATGGCATTCACCATCCCCTCAACTTTTCGAGAGCACGCGACCAACTCCATCACCGCATCGTTAAGTTCGGCAATATACTGCAAAATCTTGTCGAAAGAGTCCGCTGCATGTCTCGCCGCGCTCGCTCTTTCCTCTGTCAGAACCACAAGTTTCCTGACATCCTCTAGGTCCCGCAATGTCTCCGCCATCAGGTATCAACTCCAAGAAAGAGTCGCCTTCCGTAATCGCCTCAATCGCAAGTTTTCTGATCTTCGCCGCCTCAAACAACTCACGGTGTTGGCGCTCATAGTAGGCGAGCATAATTGAACCGAAAACTAGGAGTTTGGCGACCATGGCCCACGCATGGCCAATCGGATTTCCGACATGCGGGAATGCAAGACTCATTACTATCCACGCTAAAAACGATATGCCGACCAAAGCGATAAGTCGGCCAAAAACCCGGCCCTTCATATAATAAAGCGTCAAGATCAGGATCAGGGCCATGCCGAAACTGTATATCACAACACCGGCCCTATCTCCGCTAAATTGGTGATAGGTGGCACCCAGGATGCACGGCAACAATACTAGAATGTGCCACGCAGGCTGCCTACCCTCTGACCATGCTCCTGCCGCAAGATAGATGAGAATAGCGCCAAGGAAATCGAACGGCAAATAGTACAAGCTGTGCGACGGCAAATCAAATAGGCCGGCTACCAACCGTGGTATGTTCACTAGCAAGATCCACAGAGCATAATATGCCATACAGTCACACCTTGACTCAAACTTCATGGAGTAATACCATGAAATGGTAAAGCCCACTGCTGTAATCAATGATACGCACAGTGAACTCATCATTGTCCACTCAGTGGCCGTAAAATCTGGCGCGCTCATCAGATATTCCTCCATTGGCCCTATCCCACTCTATTCCTTGCACGCACTGGTTCAGTTCATAAAGTACCGACCATGCAGAATCAGGATAGGCCACTACCGTTTCCTCTGCCTCAAGATATAACCTGTTGGCCAGGCCCCTGTACGGTTCCGGCAACTCGTCAATGAGTAGACGGATCTCAGCCCACGTTGGCATATGTCCTATTGCTACGCTAGGTACAAAAACCCGACACCCTCGCCATTGGTTGTAACATCTACATACCAATTGGCCAAGTCCGTCACAAACCCGCGCGGCAATACAATGATGATGGACTCCTCAGCATCTAGCGCAAGTTGCTTTGAGGTTGAACTGTCAACTGACGAGTCACCGACATATACCGGATTGGTATTGCCTTCCAACGCCTGAATGTGTAACCAGACCACAGGAGTGCTGGATGCCGCAAGTGGCTCCCCTGTCCCTGCCGTCGAGACCGTCTTTACTCCACCGACCGGTGATATGCTTGCCACGGATTCCTCCTATATGATTCCCCATTCGTTCTCACGGAACGTGTGTAGGTAGCAACGTCAATTTCCGTTGCATTCAGTACCCTGACCAGGCAAGACGCCACCGGTCCTAGCCAGAAGTTCCTCGATGCTGTCATACTCCCTATCACCAAACAACATGCAGGTCTCACAATGCTCCGCCAGCGCATCCCGTATCCAGCGGACCCGCTCAGGTATACCTGGCCATGGAGTACCAGGACCTCCCAAATCAGGATCGCTGGCCTCCTCTACCCTCAAAATAGAGGCCGCCCAAATGACACGCCAGAACGCGCCAGAATACTGTCCTGCGTTTGCCCTTATACCAAAAAGCGCACCCCACAACAGGTCGTGCGCATCTTCGTCTCGGCCGGTTGCGTAAAGCCGGCGGATCTCCTCAAGTTCCTGTAGAGATAACCTGGTGCGAATCCTCGGCCACAGATTGGTCTCCAGATAGTGGTCATTGGATGCTATCTCGGCCGCAAGTTCTACCCGCGCACCAGGTGAGAATGCGTCACTGCGATAGCCAATGGCGAATGCAACGGGCAATGCCGCCCATCCCAATCGTTTCATCGCCAACAAGCCTATCACCAGCGCATCGTCCCATTTCTCCCGCAGATCCTCAGCCGTCTTTGCAGACTTGATCGATTGCTCAAGTTCAAGCAACCAATCCTCATATGTTCTCCGCAGGTCCTCCTTATACGCGTCAGTCGCAGATCGATACTGAGATAGGCTCGGCTCCTTCCTGGCAAACGCCTCAAAGGCCCGGCCGGCAGCGGCGAGCCTTCCAGCCTCCTCCTCCTGCCCCTTTTCAGAGCCAGGACCGACCTTTTCCTCGCTAGGACCCTCTTGCGCCGGTATAATCGCCCGGTCACGAATCTGTAGCGCCGGCGCAGGCAAATCCGCAAGTTCCCTAATGTGGCGCTCTAACTCATCATCCGGGATGATGATCTGCGCGCCGACAGCAGAATTGATAAAGTTCCCAAGTGCCTCCAAATCAGTGCGCCGGTTTATGGCCGTTGTGATCTCCGGGAAACCAGTAATCCCAGGGAACACGTTGTGCCTAAACAGGATGGGAACCCCCCACTTGCTAAACGTCTGCGCGATCATATTGATAAAGCCCTCGACGGACAAGAAAAACAGATCGCCTAGTTCTTTGGCCAGCGCATAAGATCCCCGCTCGCGAGTCCCAAGCAGAATATACATGGCCAATACTGCCCGCGCAATGGACTCGTCATATCTCTGGATGATCCGCCCGGAGTCCTGGCTAATGCCACGCATGTCCGGAGCCTCAAACCGGAACTCCATAAACTGATCCTCGACAACACCCAACATTGTGTTATCGTAAAGATGCTCGATGATCTGTAACGCTTTCTCCTCTGTGCTAGTTCCCTCACCCTGGCCACGGATCGTGGCACCCTGTAGTAGCCTGACCACAGGCAACCCCTGCATCGCCCGGTGTACACCTATGGCCTCAAACCTCTCAATCTGTCTCTTGTAATTCCAGGCGCGATGTGCCGGCCGCAAGACTGAGAACCCTTCCGGGTTGTTCATCTCCTTAGTCGTTCGGAACAGGATGGCCTTTTCTAGTGGTATCTTGATAGGCGGCCCCATGTCGTTCCACTGCTCCATACCACGCAGCTTGCCCGTTTCGTCATCCATGTCCCAAGCGTAGAGAGAACTCTGGCCCCTCAGCGCGATCTTTTTGAAACCGATCCTGCCATCGCTATACTGAGACGGCGCGAACCCCTTGGGTGGATTAGGGCCAAGGCGCGGTTTCAAAACCCACTCCATGTAGGCCCATCCAAAGGCAAACATGGTGCAAATTTCAGTCAGAATGTCATCCCACGAGAACGACATATCGTGCAAACAGGATTCAACAAACTCAGCCGCCTCAACATCTGGCCCGGCAGAGGATGCCGGGTTGACTCTCCATGCCGCATCACGGACTGGCAAACTCAAAGCCATCAACACGGCAGAGACGGTTGGGTCTGTGTGGCGCATCAGGTTGTATTGGTCTATCCCAAGTTTCCCAAACATCTTGGGCTCGGGATCAGAGCGGATCGCACCATACGTGAAATCCAAACCGGTGACACCGACCTCTGTGTATAAAGACTTATCACTTCTGGCCATTTGCGTTTTCCTTTGTAACGCTAAGAAAAGGGATCTCCGCGCGTGCTGCCGCCTGAGACAGCAAGACTGTCGGACCTGCGCGTAAGCGCGCTCACGTCATATCCCCTGCCGGCAACAGACACAGCAGCAAGAGAGCGCGCCATTTCCAGTGCGTCAGGGCCATCTACATAATCGCCGCGCGGGTAGGCCCATAACTGCTCGTACAGTACCTCAAGTTCCTCCGGGCCATCAGCGTGTTGTTCCTTGTAGAGCAGTAGATACCCATTATACAAATCAGGCTGCAAGCTATCGATCCTGGCCTCTTTGTAATGAGTGGAGTTGATTTCCTGAATCGGCAGGCGGATGCCAGACTTGAGTAGGTCCAGGCCGGTCTTGCCTGCAAACATCTTTTGGAATTGGTTGGACTCTATGCCATAGACAGAATAGAACATCCTCTGTTGAGCCCAATATTGAGCACGCTGCCGAATCGCGTCAATGATGCGATCTGGATGCCGGCGTGCGATGTCTGCCCATACGCAGTACATCCGCCCGGAGGGGGCGACTAGGATGTCCACAAGGGCAGAATAGTCTCCCCTGTGACTTTCACCAAGTGAGGGGTCACAGGAGCCTACGAGTTTGCAACTGTGGAGGTTGACTCTCTCTCCAGCCCCATACGGGACCAGATATGTGTGGCCACGATCGTGCTCGATAAAGAAAAACTGAATCTTCTGAAACAGACGGTCCTCATCAGAAATAGGCTCATTCTGCATCTCGGCCGCGAATGTTCTGATCCTGTTTCCCTTTATCGTCTTTTCGCCAAGTTTCATCATCCTCAGCGCGTAATAGGAAAAACGCTCTGGCCATGAAACCACAGCGCCCATATCCATGTCAGCCTTGTTGCCCTCATAGAAATTCAGCGCAGTACGCTCACGGTCAGGATCTTCAAGGTTCGTAAGCAAGCCTTCCCACTGGTCCCAAAGATCTTGCCGGCTCGCTTCCTCTATCAGAGCCTTGTAGATCCTACCACGCACACCTGGCCTGGCTACAACCCACGCCTGTAAACAATCGTAGTGGATCATCGTGCCAATGTTGATCAGGGTGCCGGTTTTGGGGTCTATGGCTTTTTCAACTGCGGCAGACCACCAATGCTTGACGTCTGCCCTCTGTGTTGGGCTTTTTACCGTCCTCATGTTTTCAAGGTCGTCACCAATGATGAGATCCGGGCGATACTGCTTGTAGCGCCGACCACGCACCTTCTGCCCCGTACCCAATGCCTCCACGCGAACCCCATTTGAGGTTGAAAACTCAGCCTTCGCCCACGTATCATCCCCCTTGAACTCCCCAAAGTCCCGCCGGATCTTTTCGTTGAATTCCAACTCATCCTTTACGGCACCAAGTTCAAGTTTGGCCTGGTCGAACGCATCCTTGATCAGTAAGATGTAGTGCTTTAGTGGGCGACGGTAGCGGCCGCGTCTGTTTAACGGGTCCTGACCAACAATGACCCAACACGGAAAACCAACAGCGATAGTGGTTGATTTCCCAAAGCCTCTAGGTAAACTTTCTGCCAGATGGTTTGTCATACCCATGTCTGCCGTGGCCGCCCATTGCAAATCGGCATATAGGTCCCAATGGCACTCTGCCGGCGAGTCAGGGAAATATTGGCTCAGATAATAACGACAGAAAAATGCCAGATCGAATGTGGCCAACTCTGCCGCGATCGCCATCGCAGGCCGATCGCTTTCATAGATCTCTGTCAACTCCTCCAGATCATACCAGTGAGCAAGGTGCTCATCTAATAGATCAAGTTCCCAATCCTCCACTACTCGTCATCCTCCTCGTCACCATTGTTTCCGGAACTTCCGGAACTTCCGGAACTTCCCGTAACTTCCGATAATTTCCGGTAACTTCCGGTAATTTCCGGAGGAGGATCATATAATGTGGTTTGGGGGATTCTCAAGCCACCTTGCGGCGGAGGGGCGACACCCTCTGTTTCCTGCATAGCCTCCTCAACCAATTCAGCGGCAACAACTCTGTCCGGCAGCCTACGCGCCCGATTGCGGATGTCCCGCATAGATGGTCCGCTACCAGCAGTCAGTATGATGTCCTGCTCGCTCTGGTGTTTCGGTGCCGTCTCTGGCGCTGCATGTGTAAGCGCATCGCCAGCAGCCTTGCGCCGAACATCGTCATTGTCAGCGTTCAACATAACATCCAACAGGACCTCTACGGCCGCACCAGAGATCTCAATGAGCCTGTCCTGCGTTTCTGCCAAAACCCGACCGCGCATGGCAAGCCTTTCTTCCTCTAGCCGGTCCTGGTACCAGTGCGCGCGCCTTGTCGCGATCTCTAACGCGTTGGCGATACAGGGCAGATCCTTCCAACCCAACTTGCCAGGCCAGTTTTTGTCATTCTCACTACGGCCATACCAGGTCGCCATGTTACAGCAATCCTCGGACCTGAATACATCCACGACATGGCCGCCAGTCGCCTTGGCCTCGGCAAGACGCAGAACAGTTGTACGTTTCTTTCTGGAATGAGGGTCCCTAATCTGATCTAGGGCATCGCGCAGTTCTTCATCAACCCAAATAGGAGGGGCAGTCATTGGGTCTAAGCCACCTATGTGACGTCGTACTTGCGCCAAATAGAAACCCTTGCTGAACTCAGTCCGGAGTTTTTGCGCAAGTTCCTCTCTGGTCATATTGTCAAAGGCCACTGCAACCTCCCTCTTTTGCTATTATACACCTAAATCCAAGCGGCGTCAACTACTTTCACTCAATTTGACAAAGCGGCACACATGGTGTACAATCTGTCCATACAATGCAGAGTAGGAGGAGTAATGCCATTTATAACAGACAGAGTAGTCGCTATGCCGGCCACGAACTTCCGTGGCACCTTTACGGCCACATGGCGCATGGTGACAGAAACGGGAAAGGGACTGGTCATCACAGTAAATGGATTCCCTGAATTTGTCATCGTCCCACTCAGGCAGGCCGTACCCCTCATCCAAAGAGCATCCATCGCTGAGTACGCCAGAAAGATATTCACGGAGGTTACGGCCATACCTGCTGCCCCTGGCCCAATCATCACTGTCGGCGTTGAAACACTGCGCAGGAACATGGCAGAGCAGAGACGGCTTATGCGCGCTGATATGACACCTATACTCCTCAGCTACTACCACGAGATCGCCGGTGTGATCTTTCCGATACCATACAACGGAGACCTAGATACGGCCGGCGCATTCGTAGACGCCTGGTACCCAAGACCCACAAAGGAAACGCAGGCCCAATGAAACGCAAAAGATACGTGAGCGACAAAGAGGCAGAATCACACTTCCGTGGCCTGGCCAAAAGACTTGTAGATGCCGGCTTTATGACAGATGAGGAAATACAGACGATCGTCAAAACCAGCAAGGGTCTCGATTGGCAGAGTGCGTTGGATCTACTCATCCCGCACGGCAATGCGTTTCTGGCCACCAGGGGAGACAGATCGCGCAGAGAGGAAACGGAGTGGACAGTAAGGCCGGCAAGGACAAAAAGACGTGGTAACTGAGGTTAGCCTGATCCGCCTGGTGTCCAGGCTCGCGCCACTGTTAGCACCAGTGCCGTCAGCCTGGTTCATTGGCAGGTCTGTATACTACCATTTGCTCTATGGTTGGCACCTGGACGTCAACCCCTGGCTTAACCTGACCGTGGCTATCATCGCTGGCCTGGCCATCGAGTTGCTTGCCATCAGTTCCGTGTTCTTGTCCTCCAGCCTCTATCGCTGGAACCAGTATGGCCACGTGCGTAAAGAACACGGATGGGAAAAAGCGCCGTTCTCTTTGGCCTTATCTGTAACTGTGGTATACTTTGCCATAGCTGTCTATTTGTTAGTTGTCCTTGAGGCCATACCAGACCTGGCCAGGTTCTCCGCAATAGCATTCCCAATCCTGGCTGGAGTCGGCGCAGTCAACTGGTCCCTGTTCCAACAACACCAAGACCGGCTAGATCGATATGGCCTGCAATGGTCATTTAAGGCCCAACGGGAACAACAGAGCCAACCGGATCAGAAACATGAGCCGGCCAGGCCAGCAAAATATCAGCCAGATAAGGTGGACGTCGCGATTATGTCAGCATTGCGAAAGGCACCGGATGCACCGTATAGCCTTCTGTCTCGCATGACTGGACTCCCAAAGAGCACGGTCGGTGCCAGGATGCTAAGATTGAAAAAGGCAAAACTTGTCGTCCAGCAAGGAGATAACAACCTGGTAACATTCAGCGGTAACGGTGATGGAGACACCGAATATGCCAGATGAAATATTGGCAATTTGTTCTTGCCTCGACATGGCTATCCTAAAGCCGGCAGCCGATTACAGCTTTGCGGTGCCGATTACAGCACAGTATGACACCCCGCAACCCGCCTGGTGGCATTCTGTAGCGTTGGCGGATACACCCGACGGCGAAAGGGCCATCAGGCGTTATACATGCCACCGTGATAACCACTTCGGCCTCGGCTTTATTCCGGCATGGTTTGCATATCAATACATAACAAAATGGCGGGATAGTTACTACAAGCCCCAAGGTGTGTCGTTGCCATCATTAGGCTCCCTACTCTATTATGCCGTCTCTGGTTGGCATGATTTTATCTGGTTTCAGGACAAAAATCCCTATCTGGCCAGGCCACCAGGTGACACCATCCAGCCGGCAGTATTCCTTTCTGATCTCAGTAACATTGGGGTGACTTTGTTTCCCGCACCATACCTCCGAATCGTTGAGGAACTACAACGCCTCGATAGGCCACTCAGAGAAACACAGTCCAATATGCCCACAATGGGTAGGGATCTTAGGATGGTCGCGGTCGAACGTATGAATGTGCTCTCTCGCATGACGGAGGAAACCATGTCCTTGCCCTCAACTTACCGTTATGGCTCTCTATATTATAGTTATGGTAACACGAGTCATACGCATACCACTAGCGCATCGTCCA